TGGACGAGCTAAAGAAAAAGGGCATGGTCGAGAATGGCATTTAGTCTTTTTAGGCGTTGGCTTTCCTTTTGGCTTTTGGCTTTTGCAGTTGGTAGGTTGGCATGATTTGCAATATCTTACATACCCTTGCGAATCGCCCTTTATGTAACAGCCACAGCCGCCGCACAATTCCCCGCTTATAATCATTTCTGCTACTGACATTTTTTTATGATCAAATAGTTGAGCGCATCCTTGCGCTGGTTAGTTAAATAAAAACCGTTGCTATCAGAACTGGATTGAGTCATCGTAAGGGTCATCAACAAAATTAGGCGCATTTTTACGCGGTGGCGTTTGTTGCTGTGGTTGTGATGGTGCGGTGTTATCAGTTTTACCACCGACTAAATCAATGACGTTGGCATTTAAAACCAACTTTGTTTTTTCAGTGCCGTCATTCGCCTTGTACGTTTGTTGCGACAATTCTCCTGACACAAACACTTGTTGACCTTTTTTTAGGTAATTTACAAGTGTCCCCTCCGCTTTTTTGCCCCATACCGCAACATCAACCCAGATAGTTTGTTTTTTATCACCATAACCAACGTCATGAGCTACAGCGACATTTAAAACCGCCGCACCCGATGGTATATAGCGAACCTCACCATCTCGACCAACACGCCCTACAAAACTTATTACATTACTCATTACCTATCCCCTTAAAATCTCTAAATATTGCTTTTTACGCTCACTAGCCAGTCTTAACCGATGCTTGAGCGCGTTTATTTTTGAGTCATCACGCAGTATCGTTACCGTATGCAGTGGCTTTGTCTCGTTTGATGGTCTGTAACTGTGCCAATATCCTATTTTCGCACCTGTGTGTAGCAGTTGACCTTGCACCTGCCAGTAATAATCAGGATGGTGTTTTTCAAGGTTTTCAGCAGTTAGCACTTTCAGACAATTAAACGTGTGAGTATTGCCGATTGGACACTTAACCTCATGAGTTGCCGATACGGTAAAGCCATCATCAGCATACTGCACACCATCAGGTGTTGCCCCGCTTTCGCCATCGCTAAAAAAATACTGCTCTTCGCCCGTGCATTCTAGCGTTACACCGTAGTGCTTCTGTATTGCCTGTATTGCAAGCGGTTCAGTGTCTACGCCGTACTGCATAGCTGCACTGGTAAAGCTGTCTAACTCAAAATCGTCTAACAGCTCCGTCACTTTTTCGATAATGTAACTGTCTGCACCATCGGGTAAAAACGAGTTGTCTTTTTTCCACGATTTTTTTGTTTTATGTGCCTCTTGCATAGGCACATAGATAAACCCATCGTCACCCTTTACCCGCTCATAACAGGTATGTGCTTCGGTAAAATCGCAGGTTACATACCCTGCACTACCGCCCATTAGTCTGTAAAACTGACTAGCGGTAAACTTTCCTAGCCTGTCGCGCCGCATTTGCTCTGAAAGTGCCATTTTAGCCCCCTAGTGCAATTTTGCGATTTGTGAAAAGATGCCTAACGGTCGTGAACACTTTTTTAGTTGACTCAGTTTTTATTAGCTCAGCCGCTATTGCCGATAAATCAGCCAACGACAAAACCACGGATAGACATTTTTCAGTAGTTTCTAGTAAATAATCGCCTGACAAATTTGCGATTATCCCCGCCAGATAAGCGTGTTTATCATGGTTTTCTTTAAACTCCGTAATGCAGTCGTTGATGTATTCCTGACTAAGTGGTTCAGGTGGTAGTATTGTCAAATCTGGCGCGTAGCTAATTGTGTCCTTGCGATTAAGGTTTGCCCCAAACAATACGCCAAAATGGTCGCAAGCGTCTTTTATCGCCACGGTTTTTGCAATGGGGAAAGCCATTGATAGCGCGCCGTTGTTGATGTTTGCCAAATCAGCAGGGCTGGTGCCTTTCGCCGTTTGCAGTTGTGCCGCCCCTATGCCGTCATGGTATAGCCACTCCTGCGTAATCGGGTTTTTATAATGCACACGCACTGTCACCCACACCCCATTGAAAGCCGTACCTTGACCAGTTATTTCAATCTTGTACTCTTTAAAAATCGCTTTCAAAAGGTACTCTACTTTATCAGCGGGCAGATAAAGATAATCGCGGATAAACGGGTGTTTTTTTACCCATTCTGGTTTTGGCTGTTGATTCAGCAAAACCGTGAATTGCTCAAGCCGTGCAGCGGTTTCTAAGTTATCGCTGTACAGGTCTGCGAGTGTTGGCAGTGTGTTTGCGTTTATGTTTGTTGATAATGATTTGTTATCGCTCATTTAATCCACCTTATTGTTATTTACGCGATTAACCGCGTTGTTAATAGCCCGACACCAGCGATTAACGCTAGAGTCAGTAATATGCACCCAAAGCCACGACAAATCTTTGATGATTTCCAAAGCTGTAAAACCTTGCTCAATATCAAGCAAGATAATCGCCTTGATGTTTGGCAACACATCATCAATCACATCAATGTCGCTAACTTCGTCATCGTCATCGTACGGATTAGCATTATCCCATGCCCATTGACTGCCATAGGCAGTCATCACACACCTACCCACACATCAACATTATGGCAATGTGCTTCGCACGTTGCGATATTCGAGCGATTGATAAGCCCTTTTGTTTCAAGAGCTGCTACGCCGATGTTCTTTGCTTCGTGTTCAGTTTTTGCTGCGACCTGCTCACTCCAAGAGCTACGGCTGTTTTTTTCTTTCACTGTAACTGTGTACAGTTGCAGTGCCTTTACCCGTTCTTTTTTCATTGCCTTAATCTCCAGATTAATAATTTCGAGTTTTTAAAAACTCATCTAAGGCTTTACTGACAATCCACTGAACTGTCCGCTCACTATCGGCTTTATATGCGTTTAGTCGCGTTTCAATACTTGCTGATATGCGACTCTGTACTGCCGCATTGCCGACACCTTTTTTCTTTTTACAGCCACCGCCAGCTTTGCGTTCGCCGTATTCTTGCTTGTCCTCTGTCATTGCTTCCCTCCAATCAAAAAATAAAATTATTGCCACGTCCATCTATCGCACCGTTGCCGCCCGTTCCGTTAGGGCTTGCATCAGGTTTCCTAAACCATGCCGCTATTATACCGATAAGATTTAATATTACAAGTGTAATATTAAGATATTTTATTTGCCATTAGTTGCTTACGTTGTTCTGATAGCTGTTTGCGTTGGGTTTTAACTTCGTCACGCCGTCTCACGGCATCAGCAAGTGTTGAGAATGTGCCGATGCAGCGACTGCCGTAGTACGGGTAAAAGCTCACAGTGCCGTCTTTTTTTGTGTACTGGTAAACGTGTGTGTAGTTAGTTGGTTTTAAGTGACTCATAGCTCGTATTTCTCACATCCCTTCTCGGCATTACAGCACGCGCCTTGAAAGATGTATTTACCAGCGCAAATTTGCCCACCATTCAATTTTTCATGTATCACCCTGACGATTGCATCATGTGATGCGCCGCGAGCCTTAAAATCGTTTATTTTTGCACATTGTCCAAACCCGTCTAGGTCTGTTGAGTGGTCGGGGGTGAAGTGTTTGCAGGTCATGGTTGATTCCTTGTTTTGTGGCTTATTGTTTTTTCTTTTTTAATTTTGGGCATTTTGGGCAGTTGTGCGTAAAAAATAAAAAACATCCTTAAAATAGCGTGTAAGTAATTGATTTTTACTATATATATATATATATATATAAATTTACCCTTTTGGGTTTTGCCCAAAATGCCCAAAATTTTTACACACTGCCCAAAATGCCCAAAAACACCCAATTTACCTACTAAACCCAATAATGGCGTGGCTTTCAGCGTTGGGCAATTTTGCCCAAAAACTGCCCAATTTTGGGCAATTTTTTTTGGGCATTTTGGGCATTTTGGGCAGTTTTTGGGCAGTTTTTGGGCATTTATTTCTTAACATTTTGGGCATTTAATTAACGACCAAACACGTTATTCCAGTTTGCTTATCTATAATTTCACTCAATAGGTCATGATCTATCATTTCATCAATTATAGTGCCGATGTATTTGTATGCCCCACTCATGGTAAACGGACTACGCCCCTTTAAATTTTGCATGACCTCAACCTTTGTGCGTGGCTTTGATTGCTTTGATAAATGGTCAATAATCTTTTCATAAGCAGCTTTATCCCCAGCTATGGCTTGACCCTCCATAAGTCCACGGTATGACATAAAAATATCACGGATGATGTTTATGGCTGATATGACATGGCATTGTTTGATTTCTGGCTCGTAACATCCTCCGTCTAGTAAATGCAGACAACTAGCCAATTTAAACACCTGCAAATCACATTTAGTTAGCGTTCCTAACATATCGGTTTTACAGTCATGATAAATTCCACCAATATCTACAGTTTGCTCCATTTCATTCCTGAAATGGTTTAACAAATCATAATCCTGTGCAGATAAATTAAGTATTGATAAATCATAAAAAGGGCGCGGTTCGGTTATGTTTTCTTTATTTATGATTGACATTAAAATAGGGTCAAGCAACTCTTTTAATTCATCAATCAAGTAAAAATTAAAATTCTTCCCATTAACAAAGTCGCGCCTCCCTCCCCTGTTTGGCTCTAACAGTTTTAAAAACCTTTCTGCTAAGCCAGTTTGACCGCTAGATGAATATAGCTTTTTAAGGCTTCCTACTTGTGCAAACATCGTAAAACTACCCGCACCAATGCCTTTAAATCCTTTACGACCCGCCCTTTTTACTTTAACGCCACCCCCATCAAAGCTTTTTAAAATAAGCCCTTTGTTGCTATTACCGTTTGAGTACAATCCGCACAAAAAAACATCGAATAGCTCCTGCTCGCTACTCGCTAGAGTAAAATGACCACCAGAATCTAACAAAGATATTTCAAGCCCTTCTGGCGTGGAGTCGCTAAGGTCAAGACTGTAGTTTTCAATTGCCTCCAATAGTTTTTTTATATCAC